GCCGGTGGTTGAGGTGGCAGAATTCATACCCCAGATGACGGGTGAGATTTCCCACAACTTCAGCGTTCGCAAGTTGCGAACGGTCACTTCCTGGTCGTCTTTCGTGGCCTTCGAGAAGTCGTGATCCATCACATCGTAACCAAAGCTCCACTCGTCCACATCACCCTCGTGTAGCAGATGAAAAACGTCTTTCCCGTTCTCGGTTTTCATATTGAACTTGACACGCGACCAAGCTCCACCGATAGCGTCGGGACAAAGAGCCTTTATCTTTTCTGGAAGCTCATCCCGGCTCAATTCACGAAATGCTTCAGGGTGACCCAGGACGCGCAGCACGCTGTCCGTCTGGTGCTGGTCTAACACGCGCACCTTGAGGCCGCGTTCCGCAAAGGTTTTCGTGAAAGCGCCGGGATGGATAATGTCAAGTCCTTCATCTACGTTGCCCATCACGGCCCACACGGTTTCGACGATTCCTTGCGCCTCATCTGCCTTCGTCACTAGTCCTGGAAATGTTTTACGTTCCATTTTATCACCTGCTTTTTGTCTCACTAGGCCCCGGTTTTATCATACTAAGACACCGACGGCATATCATTTTATCTGCATCATGCTTGCTATTGGCTGGCGTTTGAACAGCTTGGTCATATCGTACAAAGCGCCCGCATTCAGCGCACGGAATAGATTCGGCCAACCTGCGACTATAATCAGAGCCACTATGCTGCCTCGCTGTTGGCATCACATCTCCAGAACGGGCGCGACTGCACAACGGCAGTTACAGACCTCTTTTGCTGGCGCGCTCTTGTCTCCAGGATATTGCATCGAAAACCCACCCACGTCAAACGGCTCATTGATTGGCTTTATTTGTCCGCTGGCATTCGCGTGATCGTCCCGTATCCTATTATCTGGCGTACCCAACCATTCCTTGCCGGGTGCGCCCCAATTCTTGTACAGCTCCCACGAACCAACGTTACTCGCGCCAATAGTCTCAGTTCGTGCAATATTCTCACGACGATAGAAGGGCATTCGACTGGAGTACCATTCAAAATCCTCTTTGGTCAAGTCGCCTTTCATCCACTGCCGGAACATCGCCTCAAGATTCTTCGTCATATCGTGAATGCTCCAGCCCTCTTCCATCGCCTGCTGAAACATAATCCGCATCGTCTCGTTAGTCGTGTCTAGGATCGGTTGCGCAAATTCAATCACGTATTGCATAAACCATTCTTGGGCCAGTAGGTTTTGAACGTCGAAGGACATGCCAAACTCAATGTTGAGTTGCTTTGCCCGGTCTTCGATGACTCCTACCAGGACAGGCGCAAACGTTTCGCGCCAATTGTCGAGGCCACCCATCGTCAGATAATCCTCAACGCGCAGAAGCGTTTCACTCCAAGCAACGGTCTGCTTTTGCTCCAGTGCCTTTGATTTCGCATCGTGTACGATTGCCAATATCTCACGGCGGTCGTGAGCAAAAGCATCGTTGGCGGCATCGCTGAAAGCAGGCTCCCAAGATACGGCCTGAGTATCCATCTGTTTCCAGAAGTTAGCCTTTTGTTCAGCAGTCAACCGCGTGGACTTTTGCGCCTTTCCGCCACGCTCTTCCTCGTCCTCTTCTGCCTCGATGGGGCTGTCCGCTGGCTCTGGCAATTTCGGTGTGTCTGTGCTACCCGTTGCTATCAAGTTAAATGGCAGATACCCCCGGTCTCCACCAGGAATCGGAGCAACTTTCAATCCAACGGCTGCAAATGCTTCGTTCGCCGGTGTACCCATTTGCCACATCTGATAAGCTGCGGTAGCAAGTGACGGAATGTCCTTCTGTAATGCTGGAACGTCGCTAAAATCGTAGGCCACCCAGCTGTTATCACCCTGGAGAAAATAACGGAATTCATCCTCAAATAGTTTTGACTCAGGCTTGAGAACGTCCTCCCAAAAAGCCCGGCGAGCGGTGGGGAAGTTTGATTCTGTGCTTCTGTACAGGCCGAGCCGCGTTCCTATAAGCATTGGGTGAACACCAAACGGCCCGCAGATCCGGCTCTCGTTTCGCTCGTCAATAACCTGAAAGCCCATCTCATCAAAGGACAATCCAATGCGTTGATAAGACGCACCCTTGTCCAACACGGCCACCTCTTCTGCCCAGTTGCGATAACCGCCGTACATTTCTTTCCAGCGTTCCTTGATAGTAGAGGCGGTACTGTCATCGCCATAACCTTCAATGCTTATGATACCAGGTAGTATTACACCCTTGTCGAAAAACAACTTGAGAAAGTTCGTCACCGAGTTGTCCACGTCGGCGCTGCGGGCGGCTGGTGATATTGGAGACAGGCCTTGCCCCATTCCCTCAAGGGGATCAAGGGGATTGGGCAGTTTAACATGCATCATATCCTTGCTCATAATTGCCTGGCCGTCTCGCCACGTCTTTCCTTCTGGGACATAAATGTAGCCAACCTCGCGCTTCTTGAGCGGCACAACAAAGGTTCGGTCTGGCCGCAAGGCACGTATGGCCGTTGGTACACTTTCTCCGGGCTTTCTGTCAACGAGGATATAGCAGTTGCCCGAAATGTTAAGGTAAATCTCACACTGAAGTTGAAACTCTGCAAAACCCTGATGTTTATTGGGACGGGCTAGTAATCGTGAAAGTGGATCATCTTCTGGTAACGGCTCAGGATTATCTTGTTTTCCAGTGTAGGCCCGCAGCGGCACTTGCATCAGTGACCGCGCCTTGTACATCACGCAACTATACACGATTGAGTTGAGATTAAATCCTTCCTCAACGTAGGCCCCATAGTCACAGAGTTGCCACTGTGGTTCCCCATCTCTCCAATTCGGCCAGATGAACGGTGATGATTTTTGTTCCCCAAAATCGCGGCGCGGTTGTGGAAACCCGTGTCGAAAAACGTTCAAAGCTATCTTGGCCCGCTTGATTGCAGTTGGTCTCATATAAACACGAAAACGCCCCGCTTGCGGTGCTCAAGGGCACACAAGCGGGGCGCTCATAGGCGCTCAGTATTTAGTTGTTACCGTATCAGTATATCACATAATTTCGTGATTGTCAAACATCTATTATTACGGTAATGGAATTGAAACTACCCGAATACTATCACAATATGCGATCCTTGCTGGTTGTGGTTCTGACCATCTTACTGATGTGACATTGCCAGTGGCTATCATTACCTGGATTTCATCAAATCTTTTTTCACTCACGTTATACCGAATGCGATCCATAATGCCGTCAAACAGGTAGGGAATCAACACAAACTTGCGAGTCGATGTTATCTGGCTTGCCATTTGTTCTAGTGTTTTTCTCTGGCTCTCAAAATGAGAAAGGATTCTCTCACGTAATTCACTAGATACTTCTAGTACGGTTTCGCTTTCATCCATCTTCACATCTCCTTATCTATTACTGTTCGCTTGAACCCCACTTCTATATAGGGAATAGCATCTTCCGAAATGCCTTCAGGCCAATCTGGGTGTTCAAAGACAAAAACCACAATGGGGAGGGCAAGGCCCTCCCGTTGCTCATAGTAAGCAGCGACAAAGGTTGCATTTTCAGGCAACCCCTCGACGCATTCTAACCTATCAGGATGACCGGCAGACCATCCTTTTGTACAAATTTCCTGCCAGAATTCCCCGCTAACTTCTACAGCTCTTTTGCCCATCTTTTACCTCCGGCCCTATCCACCACTCAACCGTGTCCACTTTATTATTACTCGATTCGTTATTTTTTCCCCTCATCTTATTATCAGGTTCTAGCAAGGTTTCCTTTGCTCCTTTATCAAGTTCCAACAAAGCCTCCACCGTATCCTTTACCTGTGTCAAAAAGAACTCGTTAATCTCGCCGGTCGCTTGCAGATAATTTAGCAATGGGTACACACCCACAAAAAGCTCTTTCAGCAATTTGTCCTTCTCTTCATAGTGTGAATCATCCCTTATCAATATCTCATTGGATGCGTGAGCAGTGTAAAGCAGGGCATCCCGGTCAATTTCACCGTGTACGAACCGGTAGACATTTCCTGTCAAGATTTCCAATTGTGATCTTGTTGCGGCGTGAATTGGTTTGCTCATTGTTCTGGTTCCTTGTGCCCTTGTTATACTTTCAAGCCAAACCAATATATCAAAATATACAGCATAGCCGCACCGACGAGTTGCTCACAACCATCGTTACCAACCTTGCTACAATACTATCGCTTGGTTGAAATCCGGTCTTTTTGTCAATCAGTGTTTGAATGACACTGGAAATCACGACAAAGATTGCTAAATTTACAAATCGTCCCGTCAGCATTCTAACTCTCCTTTTCATCTTTCATCAACGTAAACATATCCCGCCCTCTCACCTCTTCCCTCCTAACAAGCCCCAACCCCTCCAGATTGTTGAGTGGTATAGCAATGTCTTCCGGGTAACAGTACAGCGTGGCCGCAAGTTCAACGGCCAACGCCGGGCCTCGTTGTAGCGCCCGCAGTAATTTGCGTTCCTTTTCCTCGACAGCACAATAGCGGCGCACCAGGTCGTTGATCGGGATGACGGTCGTGTGCTTCTCGCCGTGATGTTTGGCTGTGATGACCAGGCATCCGTTCTGTACTTCGGCTAGAGGGGTAGAGCATTGGGAACAGCGGAGGTAGTTGGTCATTTTGTCACAAGCGGCAAGTAAGCCCGCTCCCCAAACACCGGAACCAACCCCGGCAATATTGGCATCCCCTCCCACTCTAGCGTAATGGAGTTCCACATCCTACTGTGCCATTCCAACAAAGAAGCCGTGCTGGTGGCCATTCTCTCCCACAATAAGCACACAGATTCATTCCTTTATTCTCCTCTCCCCTTCTTCTATCACCGCTGTCATAAAAGCCGCTGGTGAATACATCTCACGCATTAGGTTCAGCTTTCGATATTGCCGCCAGAACAACCAGCGCAGCAGGCGAGGGACGCAAGACAACTTGTCTGACAGAGTGACATAATCATCGTGCTCATCCATCAACTCAACAAATCTCTCACAGACATTTCTAGCAGACAAATTGAACAAATCCAGGCGGGGCAATGATTGTCGCCCTAGCATTAGTCTAAATTGTTCGATCTTCTCTTGGTCTGGCATATCTGCCACGCATAGACTTGTCGCCAAGTGATCCATTTTATCATAAAACCTGAGAAGTTCTTTCAAATCCAAAACAAACTTTTCCATTGGATCTAACCCAAGTTCCGCTATCCGCTCGCGCACCCTCTCCGCTGGTATGCCCTGCTCAAAAAAGTTCCAGGGATATGATGAACCTCTGCCTTTAGTTTCCTCTACCAAAACCCCACCCCCCTACCTTTTGCATAATACGCCAGTGCACCAGCGGCAATATCATCAGGTAGATGCCCCTGCTTATACACATCGTCCACGCTGGCAAACTTGTGGTTGTCGTGCATAAAGTCAATCATCGGCGCGACAATTTCCCCTCGCTCTATAGCAGAGATATACTCACTCAGCATATCCGCCCGCGCCCGACCTACCATCATAACGCTTTCGGCCTCGCCTTTCTGGTATCCATCTACCACATCACCGAGCCCGGTCCCGTCGTGGGCGGCTCTGCCTGGATACCGTTCTAGCCGATCATCAAATTTACCTATCATCACCGGCCAGGGCAACCGCCCGCAACGCTCGAAGGCCACCAGGCGTATCGGTGTAACGTCGGTTCTGAGAGAAGTTATCACCGTCCAGTCCTTCTTCCTTGCCCAGTCCGCGCCCGTGCTGTACTTGGCGTTTTCTAGTTCTTTCTCGCCACAAGCCGGACAAGTTTTGGTTTCCAAGTCTTTGGTTTCTTCCAAGCAAACCTTACACACCCTGACCGGCGGTTCAACTTCGATGTATTCCTGGTTGCCGCCCTTCCAATAACCAAGCAATTTGTCAAACATCTTCTCCACTGACTCGGGACGAATGGCGCGGCTTTCAGGTGACGGTTCCTGGTGGTCGTACTCGACGCTCCACTGGACTTCTGTCACCTCTAGGCGCTTGCGCTCAATCTCAGATTGTAGGAGCCAGCCGCCCGGTGCACTGGTTTCTTTGTAGCACCAAGTTTGCACCGGCCATCCACGCTCTTTGGCCCGCCTTAGTATTTCCGTCATCGTCCCATCGGCGTTGTGATGCGTGCTACTAGCAACGGTCTGCGCCGGCACTACAATCTCGCCATCCTTCACGTCTGCCATCGTCTGACCCATCGCAGCATCGAAGATGTCCAGGGACATGACGTCGATTTCATCAAGTCGTAATCTAGGTACGTGTGGCCCCCTAGTGCTCGCCTGGGACGCCATCAATGCCTTGATCTTGTTGCCCCAGGTCAAGCGTGTCTCGCGCTTTACGTCACCGGCCAGTAGCTCAACCGGTGCACCCTCATAGTCCCAGAAATCACCAATATACCCCAGGACGTTGGCAGACTGTTCGCCGCTCCCACCAAGTACATTTACATCCGTCTTTAGCGTGGCACCTTCCGTCAGCCCCAACAAGGCAAGAAGAAAAGATTTTCCACCGAATCCCCGACTCGCTTGCCAGACTGTGACAGACGACGTAGCAAAGTAAGCGTCCACAAACGCTCTCCAGGGTGTCGTATGCTCGGGACAGACTTGCACATCAGGAATGGAAACTCCCCAGGCTTTCTTGACGAAGAGGCGTAGCTCTTCCTCGTTTTTCAACGGTAGGTCAAAATGCCATTCAGTCGGTTGGCTCATCCACGTATTCCCGCACTATAATGACGTTGGGGTTGAGGGGCTTGCCACCGGTCGTCACGTCCACGCCGGTCGTCGGCAACGTCTCCCTAGTCGTGATCCTCGCCAAGTCATCAGCGGTCTTGAGGATAGCCGCCGCCGCCC